CCTCGCGCTCACACTCGAGCGTGTACATGCCCACCTCCTCGGTGATCATGACGACCGTATACGTGGCGCCCGAATAAATGACCTGATCGCCTTTGGCGGGCGAAGTAATGACGCCGGCAGACACACGCACCCGCAGCCCGTCGCTGAGCTCGTCGTCGTTCTCGTCTTCGATCTCAGCGATAATGCCCGCCGTCGTGGTATCCGTCGCTGCGACCCGATAGGACACGGACTCCGCGAATTCGAGCGTGCTCAGGAACACGTCGTCGCGGTCTGTAACGAGGTCGGCGGCAAACGACACAAAAGCACCGAGCGGGCTAGGGGACCCCCCCCAGCCCGCCCGCGCTTCAGGAGCTGTGGGGGTGGGGACTAGCTCAGGGTGAGGTGCAGCGCCTGGCGCCACTCGCCTGGGCCGACGTTCCGGCTGGCCTTGGCGCTGTAGATCACGCTGTTGTTTTTCTTCCGGTGCTCTGAGTCCATGCCGATAATGTCGAGCGTGGGCTCCTTGAGCGACTGCAGGATGTACGGACGCGACGCAGCAGCGTCTACTCTGTGAAAGTAGCAGACCGTCGTGCTGCTGAGCTCGGGCTCTGCAACGACGTCGAATTGCCACCCCAGGCCACCGAGGCGGTTGCTGCCGCCGGTCGCATAGAGCGATTGGCTGATCGCCTGCTCGAATCCCGGCGCCATGTTGGGCGGTGCGACAACCAGGAAGCTGCGAGCGCCCTGGTTGGCCTTCTTGCCCTTGTCGTCCTTGAAGCTGAACATGTGCGCAGCAGCCTGGACGAGAATATCTGACGCCTCTTCGCGCGTCGGCCTTGTCGCCGTCGTCACGTTGAGCGCCGGAAGGTCTGCGTTCGTCAGCAGGTTGGACAGAGTGCCAGAATCGCCGCTGCTGTGCGACGCGCTGAAGAACGCCTGGCTGTCGTATGCCGTGGGGTTGGCCTCGATCAGTGCGACCAGCAGCTCTTCCCAGTGTGCATTGGGGCGAGTTGCAAGGTCTTGAATGCGCAGGACGACGTGCCCTGTTTTGTCCAGCTCCATGTCGTGGGTGCTGATCTCAACCGTGGCCTCAAAGTCCTTGTTCTCAATCTGGATCTCGAAGTCCAGCAGTCCGCGGGCGAGCAGTCCGCCAACCCACTCGCGCATGCCTGGGGTCTGCCCCAACCAACGGTGCTTCTCGACCAGGGTATCGCTGGGGATCATGATCCCAACAGCACTTGCCCAGGTCTCGTCGAACTGGTTCTCGAGCGCGTCGTAGAAGATCCCGCGGATACCGCGCTCCGTCAGCGCGGAATTGTCGAACCCGCCGCGGGCGAATGCCAACTTCTGCACGTTGCGCCCGGTGGGGGTGAGCATGGTGCTGGCGGGCATGCGAACACTCGACCTGGGCCGCATGTTCGCAGCCAGGTTCTCGCTCGTCCTGGCGATCATGGGCAACAGCTGCCCGAGTTGTGCGAGCTGCTCTGGCGTGAACTTCATTAAATGCTCCTCACGGCTTCGGACTCGAAGCGCACCAGGCAGGTGGTCCCCGAAACGTGGCGGGCGACTTTGCCGATCAGCGTAGTACCGACGCTGCTCAGCGTGAAAACGTCATCGTCAGACGCGTAGACGTTCGCGCCGAGATCGGCAATGCCGGCAACGATCGCGACCGCCACTTTCATTGTTCCGCGCTGGCGCACGCGGATATTCTTGTCGCCAGCTGCGCCCGTGGTGTTGTCGCACTTGGCGACAGCCATTCCCAGGAACGAGTCGCCCGAGACAAGCGGCCTGCCTGTGCCCGTGCTGGCCGACTCTCCGACCGCTGCGCCCTCGTAGACAATGTCGGTGGCCACAACAGGAATGTCGTTGAGGAGCGGATCTTCGTTGAATTCGTAGTCGATCTTCTTGTTTGCTGCTAGCGTGGCCATGTGCTTAGCCCTCCCTGCGTACGAATGCCTGATAGGCCGGCAGCGAGTCCGCGAACTCAGCGCGCAAGCCGGGGTCTGCGATCCACTCGAGCTGACAGCGTTGCTCGAGCGGCAGCGCGTCCATGATCTGCTGCGTGAGCTCGTCGCCCTGGGCGCTGTTGCCGTCGAAGCCGACGCCCGGTTGCGCCTGCTGTGTCAGCGTTGCGAGCGTGCTGGAATTGTCGGCCGTAGCCTGCCTGGCAGCGGCCAGCTCTTCGGCCAGGACGTCGGCCAGGGCAGCCTTGGCCTCGGTGGCGGTCAGCCCCTCGGCGTAACGCTGCGCGGCCCACGCCTCGCGGCCAGGGAAGGCTTCCAGGTAGGTGGCAAGCTCGCTGCGGGCTTGCGCAACCGCTTCGGTGCGCCACTGCGCAACCGCTTCTGGGTGCGCAGCTTCAAATGCACTTGGGTCCATGGTCTTAGTCTCCTGTGCGGCCAATGCCACAGCGAAAGTGTCCTTGTCTGCGCCCGCCATGAGAAAGCTCGACTCAAGCAACCTGCTCTGCCGCGCGATCGACACGGGACCAGTGATCTCGCGCCCGTTAACGTTGACGCTGTCCCCTGCATCGAGCTCTTCCCAGCTGCCGACGATCACCTGCACGCTGGCCTGCCAGGGGAAGCCCTCGTCCGACAGCTGCTCGACTTCGCGCCCCGCGGCGGTCGAAGGCGATATGTAGCCTTCCAGCTCTATGCCGGTAGCGCCCATGGTGATCTTGTCCGCGTAGCCTGCGCGCTGCGTTGAGTCGTGGTCCAGCAGAATGGGTAGCTTGGTGCCCGCCTCGACGCCTGCAACGTCAAAGATCGCCCGCCCCCAGGCCCTGGGCACTTCGGCGCCCGTGTAAGCCATCATTTTGAAGCGACGCATGCCGCCTTCGTCGGCCTGCAGCGCCGCCACCTTGATGCTGCCAGCGGTCAGTGTCTGGGGTAGGTGTTTGCTCACCCCCCCAGAGTAGGTGGGGGTGATATAGGCGGACAGCGGCCAGCTACCTAATTAGGTAGGCCAATTGCGTTGCCTGCGTGGGTGACACCTACTCTGTCTCCATGGCTGCACCCGACCTGTCTGCGCTGACTGTCGCCCAGCTCGAGGCAATGCGCGACAACCTGATAGCGGCGCACGCCAAGAGCCTGACGTCGCGGAAGTATAAAATCGGCAGCCGTGAGCTCGAGCGGGAAGACGCCGGTAAGATTCTTGAGCAGCTGTCCGCTGTGTCCATTGCCCTCGACGCAAAGACTGCGACCGTTGACGCCGTTGGGCTGGTGCGATTCGACGAGCAGACCTAATGCCTGACGCGTCCAGCAACAGCATGAGTGAGATAGGGCCCCCGCGGGTGACCGTGGGTGAGCGCCTCGACGAGGCTATCTCTGCACTGTTCCCTGCCTGGGGCGCCAGGCGCGCAGCCTTCCGCGTCGCACAGGAACAGGTACAGCTGCTGGCGGGGTATCGTGGCGCCCGTGCGCTGCGCACCGATCGCAAGGTGGCAAGCCGTGGACGGCAGGACAGGCACCTCGAGGCTACATTCGATCGCCGGGACATGGTCGACCGTGCGCGCCAGCTCGAGCGGTCGTCAGTGCTCGCCGAAGGGATCTTGAGCCGCAGCGTCGAGAATGTTGTCGGCCAGGGCTTCAATTTGCAGGCCAACACCAGCAGCACCCCGTGGAACGATCGCGCTGAGTCGCTGTGGAAGCAGTGGGCCGACAACGAAGCCGACGTCAGGGGCATGGCGACCTGGGACGAGCTGCTGGGCCTGATCTTCCGCAGCTACCTGCGCGACGGCGACGTGGGGACGATCCTGCTCAGCGACGGGTCGCTGCAGCAATTCGAGTCGGATCAGCTGTCCTCGCCCGACGGGTGGGTGCTGAGCCGGGACATGGTCGACGGGGTGCGCCTCGACGCGCGCGGTAAGCCGCTTGCCTACTTCGTGGTCGACAGCCCCAACCCGATCAGCGCCAGCGTGCGCTACCAGCAGCACACTGAGATACCTGCCGACTCGGTGCTGTTCCTGTCCCGGCGCACCCGCCTGGGGCAGACACGCGGGCAGTCCTGCTTCGCTACGATCTCATGGCTGCTCGATCAGATCGACGGCAACATTGAAGCCGTCACGGTCGCCGCCCGCATGGCTGCGACCTATGGCCTGCTGATCACGCAGCCTCAGCCCACGGGGCTGCCGACGATCCAAGGAGGCGACGGCAGCAGCTACCCGCGGGTCAACATGGAACCTGGCATGATCAAGTATTTGCGGCCAGGGCAGGACGTGAGACAGATTCAGGCGTCGCAGCCGACGCAGAATTTCCCTGAGTTCCTGCGCACCCTGGGCCGGTTTGTCGGCATGGCGTTGGGGCTGCCGCTTGAGGTCGCGCTTGGGGACTACAGCAAAACCAACTTCACCTCTGGGCGCATGGCAATGCTCAGCGCCTGGCGCACATGGCGCACATACCAGCAGGTGCTCAAGCGGTACTGCACCCAGGTCTATAACTGGAAGCTGCTCGGCTGGATCGAGGCCGGAATCCTGCCCGCCCGCGACGACGCCCTGCGGCACCTGTGGCATGCGCCGGGGTGGCAATTCATTGACCCAACCAAAGAGATCAATAGCGCCATGGCTGCCGCTGACGGCGGCTTGAAATCCTACACGCAGATCGCCGCTGAAATGGGCAACGACTGGCTCGAGCTCGTCGCGACCCGCAAGCGCGAGCTTGAGGTCATGGCGGAAGCTGGGCTGCCGGTGCCCGCTCGCTCGTCGCTGACACGCGACCCGCTGCAGCCGGTGCCCGTCGCGCCAGCAGAAGAAGAAGAGCCGCAGCCCGCGGTCGAAGAAGAGCCGCAGGAGGTTGCAGAGTGAGATACCCCGTCATAGTTGACCTGGCGACACCCGCCGCCTTCCGGGCCTTCCGCGCGCACTGCAAAGCGTCCGGGAATGCCGCCGCCGCGGGTCGAGAGGCCATAATCGCCGGTATTGCCGCGCTCGCCACAGCGTCAGCGCCGCCGCCGCCGCCGCCGCCTGCAGAGAAGCCGGCGCCGAAGCGCAAGCGCAAGAAGGCGACTTAGGCGCTAACGGGCAACATTTGGACTCTTACGGGGCGCACCAGAGCCCGCCTAGGCGACGATCAGCGCCCGGGCGACCCGTAGCACCTATTCCACCAGAACCTTGAACGTGAACCGCTTCAGGGTGTCGGGGTCGACGCACACGGCGCAGCGATAATAGACCCACATGTTGTCTTCGGGGTCACGCCACTGGGCCCAGCGCCCGACCTTTGACCCGCTGCAGCGCCCGCAGCGCACGCGTCGAATGATCTGCAGCGGCGCCAGTCTGGGCTTGGGGTCTTCGGTCGTTGACCCCTGGGGCGCCTCTGTCGTGGCCTTGCGCCGTCGTCTACGTGCCGACATTGGTAGCGGCCCTCATTGCTGCGTTGAGATCCTGGCGGGCAGCCTTCCACTCTGCGAGCAGCGCGTCTTCCATGCTGAGCATTTTGGCGACGACCGACTCTAGGTGAACCAGCTTGTCGTGCTCGCGACGACGCGTCTCCTTGTCTGGGCGCAGGAACCCCTTGCGCTGGCTGGCTGCCTGCACCGACTGCCGCTGGTTGGCGACGTCGTTCTCTGCCCGCCCGCGGGCCTGCGCCTGCAGACGATACGCGTAGCCCGTGCTCGTCTCAGCCTGCTGCATGGCGGTCGGTGTGTGCTCGGCCAGCAGCTCGTTGCGCGCCTGCTTTGCGGCGGACACCTGCGCCCAGGCGGCGTCCATTTCGCCCTTTGCTGCCTTGACCGCACCCTGGTAGGTGTCGCGCATTTTGCGCTCCTCAGTCTGCGCCGTCTTCCATGCCTTCTTTGTCTTGGTTGCCATCTTGAGCAAGTCCTCGAGCTTGTCGCTCATGGCCACCAGCTGCCTGCGCCGCTGCTCCTTCTCTGTCGCTTCCATTGACCGTCTCCCAGTAGATCACCCCGTCCTTGTGCGCTACTGCAGCGCCGTCAGGCGGGGAAATGCCGTTGATCCCAAGCACCCATGACAGCTGCTCTCGGTATTGTGCGACGGCGACGCGCAGCCTGCTGACTGCCCGCTGTGCCGCCATAGAGTGGTATGTGCGCTCACACTCGAGCGTCGCCCTGGCCTGCTCGAGCAACCTACTCTGTAACTCAGGTATGGGGTGCTCTGTGACCTGTCCACCATGCTGCTCGCTGCTCGTCATATCCGTCTGTTCCGTCATCATATTCGGGCTCCTCGTAAGGCTGCACCGCGTCTAGGTAGAGCTGCACCGCGTAGCTTAGGCAATCAACCTGATCGTCGTGCGCGCCCTGGCCGGGAAACGAAAGCAACTCGTCCTCGAACTCTGCGATCCACGACGCACCAGCGCGCAGATACACCTGCCCGCCTTCCATTGCCATGGTTGCGGGGATCGCGCGTGTCTTCTTGTCGCTGTCGGGCTTGAGCTCGGATACGAGCATGCCCTCACTGCGCGCCTGCTGAATCAGCGTAGTGTGATATACCGTCTTCTCAATGTAGGCGCCCTTTGCGCCCCAGCGATTGATCGCGCCTTTGATCCGGGGAATGATCTCGGGCCCCGTCATGCGGTCGCGATCGAGGTCGAGCAGCAGCAGCTCTGATTTGCGCGACGGCGAGAATCCCCACGACGCGATAACGCTGTAGTCGCTTTTGTCGCGGGTCGAGACTGCCAGGTCGCAGGTCACAAACGTGTAGAGCTGCGCGAGCTCGAGGCGGTCGCCCGTCTGCAGCACTGCGCACGGGCCGTCCAGCGTCCAATACCGCAGCCATTTCTGTCGGAAAAACTCGCCGCCTACGCTGACGGGTCTGCACTGGTAGAGCGACGCCCACGACCTGGGATCGCGGTCGGCCCTGATCTGCGCGAGTGCGGGCAGCGGAAACCGCTCGGGCCACAGTGCCTCACCCGGCTCGCGCCCAATCTGGTCGTCGTCCTCGGCAACGGCAGGCAGGTTGACGTGGTGCCACGGCAGGCCCTCGGTGCCTCGCCGCGACAGGTTGAGCAGTCGCCCTATCGGGTCGTCCGGGTGCCAGCGAGTGCCAACCATCACGACGACGCCGCCCGGCGCTAGCCGCGTCAATGCCTCGTCCACCAGCCATTCCCACGCGTGGTCGCGCAGCGCCTTGCTGCGGGCCTCGAGCACCCCCTTGATTAGGTCGTCTATCACCAGCAAGTTGGCGCCCTTGCCCGTGGCTGTGCCGCCGGCTGACGTCGCCAGGTAGTTGCCCTGGCTGGGCAGCCCTGCAACCTGGGGCTGCCACTCAGCGGTGC